AAAATGCACAGCAAGCCCATGCTGATGATTATGCAGATTTTTCAGCCAGAGCCGCCGCTAAATCAGCCGAGACTGGTGTAAGTCCAATGCAGGTGCGAATTTCGAGAGATAGGCCAGCAGCCCATGCGGCTACTGCCGCTAGCAAGAAACTGGATCGTAATAAACAACTTACAATAAATAAACCAAATAGCAACTATGCTAATGACCAAGCGGAAAAGCTAGCTTGGGGGCAAAGACTTGGACAAGCGACAAACCTAGGTAGTGGCAGATAATCAAAACTTAGAACGTAGTTCAAATAGCCTCTTCGGAGGCTATTTTTTTCATTAAATAAACATATGGGAAGCAAAAATATAGATAATAAGTTAGTTAAGACTGCTCACAGTACACAAAAGTACACTGAGCAGGATATCGAAGACTTACTAAAATGTTCAGACCCGATTACGGGTCCACATTATTTCCTTGATAACTTTTTCTTTATTCAACATCCTACAAGAGGTAAGTTGCAATACGAAGCATTTGATTATCAGCGAAGATTAATTGACAGCTATCATCAACACAGATTTAATGTAAATTTATTACCTCGTCAAACAGGTAAGACAACTACAGCCGCAGGATATTTGCTATGGTTTGCAATGTTTGTACCAGACAGTACCATTCTTGTTGCCGCGCACAAATATACAGGCGCACAAGAAATTATGCAACGTATAAGATATGCTTATGAGTTATGTTCTAATCATATTCGTTGTGGTGCCACTAGTTATAATAAACAAAGTATAGAATTTGACAACGGATCGCGTATTGTAGCTCAAACAACTACAGAAACAACCGGTCGTGGTATGTCATTGTCAATGTTATATGCAGACGAGTTTGCATTCGTAGAACCAAATATTGCCACAGAATTTTGGACTTCTATTTCGCCTACACTGGCTACAGGTGGTAAAGCCATTATAACAAGCACACCTAACAGTGATGAAGATCAATTCTCACAAATTTGGAAAGAAGCTAATCACAAATTTGATGAGCACGGCAATGAAAGAGCAGTAGGTAAAAATGGATTCTTTCCGTTTAGAGCGTATTGGAGTGAACATCCTGATCGTAATGAAGAGTGGGCAAACACCGAACGTAGTCGTATTGGAGAAGAACGATTCCGCCGAGAACATGATTGTGAGTTCTTAGTCTTTGACGAAACACTTATTAACAGTATAGCACTTGCGGCCATGGAAGGTATTGATCCTATAATGAAAATGGGTCAAGCTAGGTGGTACAAAAAAATTAATCCCATGAACACATATCTAGTGGCGCTAGATCCTAGTTTAGGTACAGGTGGAGATCCAGCCGCAATACAAATTATTGAAATTCCTAGCTTTGACCAAGTAGCAGAATGGCAACATAATTTAACTACTATTCAAGGACAAGTTCGAATATTGCGGGACCTGTGTAATCACATACAGGATGAATGTGCGTCTAGAGGAGTACAGGCCAGCATTTATTACAGCGTTGAAAACAATAATATTGGTGAAGCCGCCCTAGTTGCCATTGACGAAATTGGAGAAGAAAGTATTCCAGGTTTATTCCTAAGTGAACCTATTAAAAAAGGACATGTTCGTAGATTTCGAAAAGGATTTAATACTACAAATTCTAGTAAAATCAATGCCTGCGCCAAGTTAAAACACCTAGTAGAAAGCCACAGATTAGGAATAAAATCTAAACCTTTGATCAGCGAACTTAAAGCATATATTGCTAAAGGTTTAGGATTTGAAGCAAAAGTTGGAGCACACGATGACCTAGTTAGTAGTATGTTACTGGCCATACGTATGGCATTAATGCTACAAGAATGGGACCCTGCAATCTACGATAAAATGCGCGAAGAACGAGAAGATGAATTCTTAATGCCCATGCCCATATATATCTCAAATTACTAATAAATAACACATATGAAAGCTATACAACTAATTTCTCAAGATCTGTTTGATAAAATTCGCAGCCGTTTTCAAAACTTAGAAATGGGTGATGAAACTGGTGCAGTTACTATCGACCCCGTACGAGCACGTTTCTTTGATTTTGACTTTGTGAATGAAGGTACAAACTTAGGGCGTGTAAGCATTAGTTTAAACGATCTAGGGTCTTTAAAAATTTATTATAGTCAAGGCATTACGGAAAATCAAGATGATCCTGCCAAACAAATGTGGTACGATTTTCTTAAAGAAATGAGATTATTTTCAATGCGTAGATTATTGCGTTTTGATACAAGAGACATTGCTAAAACAAATCTTGATAGAAATGATTTCCAACATCTTGCCGCAACGCAACCTCCCAAGGAAGAACCAGACATGAATACTATGAACGAAACTAAAAAAATCAGAAAAGGTGTATCAGAAAACGCCGGACGCGAATTAACAAACACTCCACGTGATCAAATGATATCAAGAATGAGTCCTAGTGTTGATAACAATGCCTTGATGCAAAAAGTTGGAAAAGTGGTAAACAGCCCAGAATTCAATAGTGACACTATTTTAAAAATAGTGGATTCGCCCAATATTACTCATCCTGTTGGACTTTATATACAAAAAGAATTTGACGAGCTTCAATATGATTTAGGTAGAGCATATGAGGATCACCCAGAAGAAGTTGCTGAAAAATTACTATCGATGTTAAAAGACAGAACACAGCAAGGTCTGCAAGAAGGCCGTTGGAACCAAAAAAGTTCTAAAAAAACAAGTCGCGCAGTAAAAGGTCGTACAGAAGTTATTGTAAGACACCATAAAGCAGTTGACGAAATGTATCCAGGTGCAAGAAGTCAACGTAATAATATCAAGGCAATTTTTGTACAGAATGCAGAAGGTGAAAGATTTAAGTATCCATTTATTCACCCAGCAGGTGCATTCGCTATGGCACAACACGTGGATCACGGCGGCATTCCTCATGATCCAGCAGGCAAAGCAATTATCCGCATGAGTGAGCAAATTGCTCAACTACAAGAATTTCATAGGCAAGTACAGCACACAAGTTTACATGATGACGCCATGGGCATTACAGAAAGGGCCGTAGGCCGACTACAGGAATTAAAATCAAGAATTGAAGCACTAGGTAAGCGTCATCACTATGAATCATGGGTAGCAGAATTAACAAATCAAGATGAACCAATGTTAGGTGAATTAGATGATGTTACCATGGAAACTTATAAAAGCAAATTTACACAAACAGATTTTAAAGAAGAATTGGCAAGTTTCTTTCCACTATTACACAGTATTATGCAAGAAGCAAATACAGTAGATTTAGAAGAATACGTTAACGAAGAAAGTAATATTTGCCCGGATTGCAAAGAAGATCCGTGTGTATGTGATAAACATGTTAAAGAAAATGCATTTAACGAATTTGAAGAATGGGCAGAAGCTACTGAACAGGGCAAATTAACAAACGATGAAATTGAAGCATTAAAAACAGCATTAAACGAATTGCCTAACGGTGAATTAGAATTAGGTCCAGATGGTCAAACAGCATGGCAATTTTTCAGCGGATTAGGTTTAGACGACAGCGATTTGGAAGATAAATTTAAATCTGCCGCTTCTCTAGATCCATCCGCTGATCCAATTGAAGTATTAAAAATGTGGGCACAAGACAGTTATCCAGAGTTACTTGTAACTTTAGGACTTAGCGGCACCGGTGAAGAACCGGCAGCGGCACCAGAAGTTGGTGCGGCGCCTGAAGCACCACCTGCTCCGGAACAGCCAGTAGCCGAAGACAAGGGCAACATGGTTCAAGAAGTTGCTAAAATTGTTAAGAGTTTTTATAACCGTGACAATCCGGAAGTTGGACCATTCCGTGGTAATGAAGGCATTGTACTAGATGTTAAAAAAGCAATTAGTGAAAAGTTTGGTGATGAGGCCGGCGAACAAGCCGCTCAAATGGCAGAACAATTCATGCAAAAACTTACAATGGAATGGCAACAACGTCATGGTAAAACAGGCCCTGTGGAACCAACTGATGGTCTTGCAAGATTAAAAGAACTAGTTGGTAACATTAAAACCAAAGTAGAAAGTATGGGTTCACAAGAAGAAGCATATAATCCTAATAGTGTTGATGCACAAAATCGTCGTGATTTAGAAGCATCACATGAAAAACATTTGAAAGTTAAAGCAGCCGACGGAGATAAAAATGCTCAAGCACGGTTAGATGCACTAGCACAGAAAAAAGAGAGAATGAGAAATGACTACAATGATCGCATGGAACGTGAGGGTGTAGACAAGAGTCAAGTACCTGCCGCGCTACGCAAAGAAAAAGGCGGAGATTGGAAAATGTCTACCAAAGATTTAGAAAAAGAAAAAACCAATAGTCCAACTAGCTCAGCGGGACTAGCCCGTAAAAAAGCAGAATTAGGCATCAGTGAAGAAATGGCCGCAATTATGAAATTAGCCGGTTTGGCAAAATAAATCAAAATATACCAATAAAACTCTTGACGAGATAAATAAAACTGTGTATAGTTAACGCTATGCACAGTTTTTCTTTTTAGTCAGTTGGCTTTAAAGAAGAGGCATAATATAACATTTATTAAGGAAAAACATTATGGCAACGTTAGCAGAAATTCGCGCAAAGCTTCAACAAAGCGCACAACAATCCGGCGGGCAATCCGGCGGTGACAACGCAATCTTTCCACACTGGAATATTGCAGAAGGTACAAACGTATCAGTTCGTTTCCTTCCAGATGCAGACCCCAACAACACTTTTTTCTGGCTTGAACGAGCAATGATTAAATTGCCCTTTGCTGGTATCAAGGGTGAAACAAATTCTAAACCTGTTACTGTGCAAGTACCTTGCATGGAAATGTGGGGAGAAACTTGCCCAGTTCTAACAGAAGTTCGTCCATGGTTCAAGGACAAGAGTTTGGAAGATATGGGTCGTAAGTACTGGAAAAAGAAGAGTTACTTGTTCCAAGGATTTGTTGTTGACAGCAAGTTCAAAGAGGACCGTACTCCAGAGAATCCAATTCGTCGATTCATTATTGGCTCACAGATTTTTAACATTGTTAAAAATGCACTGATGGATGCTGAGATTGAAGAATTGCCAACAGACTACGTTCGTGGTTTGGATTTTAAAATCACAAAAACCAGCAAAGGTGGCTATGCTGATTACTCTACTTCAACATGGGCTCGTCGTGAACGTGCTTTGAGCGAAGATGAAAATGCGGCAATCGCAAAACACGGTTTGTTTAAACTGAATGACTTCTTGCCCAAGAAGCCTGGCGCAGTTGAACTCAAAGTTATTGCAGAAATGTTTGCGGCTTCCGTAGACGGTGAAGCATATGATCCAGAACGTTGGAGTCAATACTTTAAGCCAGCAGGTTTTGGCGGTCGTGACGAAGCTAGTGGTTCTTCAACTCCTGCTCCAGCGCCTAAGGCAGCTCCAGCGCCTAAAGATGAAGATGAAGAAGATGCTCCGTTTGATACAGCACCAGCCAAGACAGCGCCTGCTCCTAAAGCAGAGTCTGCAGGCGGAGAAGCATCGAGTCGTGCGGCAGATATCATTGCAATGATTCGTAATCGACAAAAAGACTAAGGGGCATTAGATGGGAAAAGCATTTGATATTTCTAAGTTTAGAAAGTCAATTACTAAGTCCATTGATGGTCTTGGTATTGGCTTTAACGATCCGACTGATTGGATCTCAACTGGCAACTATGCTCTTAACTATCTTATCTCGGGGGACTTCTTTAGGGGAGTTCCTCTTGGTAAAGTTACAGTATTTGCCGGAGAAAGTGGTGCAGGCAAGAGCTATATCTGCTCAGGAAACATTATTCGTCACGCACAAGAACAAGGCATTTATGTTGTTCTAGTTGACAGTGAGAACGCTCTTGATGAGAAATGGTTACTTGATCTTGGTGTTGATACCAGTGAAGAAAAACTTCTAAAACTTAACATGGCTATGATTGACGATGTGGCTAAAACCATTAGTGAATTCATGAAAGAGTACAAAGTTATGCCAGAGGATTCACGTCCTAAGGTGTTGTTTGTAATTGACAGTTTAGGTATGTTGTTAACTCCTACAGACGTTAACCAGTTTGAAGCAGGCGAAATGAAAGGTGACATGGGCCGTAAACCTAAAGCACTTACAAGCCTTGTTCGTAACTGTGTTAACATGTTTGGTTCTTGGAATGTAGGTATGGTTTGTACAAATCATACTTATGCGTCACAGGACATGTTTGATCCAGATGACAAGATTAGTGGCGGACAAGGATTTGTTTATGCAAGTAGTATTGTAGTTGCCATGAAAAAACTCAAACTGAAAACTGATGAGGATGGCAATAAAACTACAACTGTAAACGGTATCCGTGCGGCGTGTAAGATTATGAAAACTCGTTATGCTAAACCGTTTGAAGGTGTACAGGTTGAGATTCCGTATACAACGGGTATGAGTCCATTTAGTGGCTTAGTTGATTTGTTTGAAGCTAAAGGTAAGTTGAAGAAAGAAGGCAATAGTCTTGTTTATACAACAAAAGATGGCGAGATTATTAAACAGTTCCGTAAAGCATGGAACAATAATGACAAAGATGGACTAATTACAGTTATGGCGGAATGGGACGACAATGCAAATGTTCCTGCGCCAGTCATAGAGGAAACTGAGGAAGAATAAAATGGAAGAACAGCAAATCATAGAAATATGGGATACATTTAGAGACTATATTCCAGAAAAAAGTCGAGAAACTGCCGCTAGTCAATTTGTTGAATATCTTGTTAGCCAAGATGTTGAGATTGCAACACTTGAAAGTGTGTTAGGGTACGACCCTAACGTTGATGCGGCAATTGAACTTGTTATTAAAGAACACAGTGATGGTTACGATGATGACGAGGACGACGAAGAATTGGATGAAGGCATCGAAGACGAGGACTACTAATGTCATGGTATTCTAAAGTAAGCAAGGATATTAGTCATCTTCCTGCTTGCATTGAATATTTTTATAAAGAACTAGATTCGGCAAGATACGAGGTAAAAATCCACGGAAACGTGGAAAAATCCTCGGCTCAATTGCCTGGTATTGTTGAGCAAAGATTTAATCAACTTCAAGAGCTTGAAGCAGTACTTGAATATTTAAACATTGAACTAAGACGTACCCGCAGTAAGGCATTTAAGAAGTATCTAGAAAATTATCAAAGAGCATTGAGTAGTAGAGATGTTGAAAAATACGTCGAAGGCGAGGCAGATGTAGTTGATATGGAAAAAATCATTAATGAATTTGCCATGTTGCGAAATCAATGGCTTGGCATTATTAAAGCATTGGATATAAAACAATGGCAATTAAGTAATATCATAAAACTACGAACAGCCGGACTTGAAGACGTAGTCCTATAAAGGTAAAAAGGTAAAAAGGAGACTTGTTCTCCTTTTTATTTTGTGTTATAATAAGATTATGTATATTGAAGACCTAATAATTGCGTTAACCACTAGTCGTTTAGTGACAGTGAACCCGTTTGATTCAAAAATTGTACATAGCTTTCAAGATCAAATTTCTAGAGGCTCGGGTCTTACTGAAAAACAAGAAGCACTGGCCATAAAGATCTTAAAACGCCAAACAAGTAAGTTAAATGCCGTATTATCCAAGGATATTTCGCCATTTTTAGAAAATCCGGTGTTTAGGTTAACACGTAGAACAGTTGTATTAACCAAACACATAAACATTGTCCCCTACGAAACCTATGGCAAGGCAGTGAAGCTAACTTTTCCATTCAACGAATCATTGTTGAATAAGATTAGAGAAGAAAAGTCAAAATTAAACTATGCAAACTGGGATAGTGACCAAAAATCATGGATTTTTTCACTGGATGAGCGCACCTTAAATTTTATATCAACATTGATCAATGATGAATCATTTGTAGTTGATGAAGAATTTGAAAATTATAAGAATCAAATTGTTGAGATTAAAAATAATCTTGAACAGTATGTACCTATGGTAAAAATCAGTGGTGAAACTGTGGAATTTTTGAATGTATACCACAAAATTCCACAACCCACTAATTCAAACATTATTGAAAATTTGTTTAATGCAAGACGTTATGGAATTTTTACCTGGGACGAGGAAATTGAAAACAGCACAGAGTGGAAAAATACAAATCAAGTAGTTAAAGATTTCCTACAATCCGATCCAGGCCAGGAATTTTCAGTAAATTTGGAAAAAAACACTATTTCTAACATTCAAGAGATTGTAAAATATTTAAACCCTGTTTTGTTTATTATTCCAGGCGGCACTGAATTAGAAAAATTACAACTATCTTTGGAATTTTTAAATTCAATTGGAATCAGTAAAGACGAAATTAGTGTGCTGTTTAGATTACCCACAGAAACTGGTGGAATTTTCAACAATTACATTAGAGAACAAGAATTAAATTCGCCCGTAACTGAAAAAACTAAAGCAGTGTTTATTAGCAGTAAAGTTCCTAAGACAATTCTTGAAAAGCAATTAAAATTTAATTGTGTTGTAAGTTTTAACTTTTATAATATTCATTATTCCATTAGAAATTTGCTAAAATGGCATCATAATGTCATTAATGTATCAGATAAAAAAGTGACCAAGGAACTAAATTTTGGCAACGTGTAAAGTTATTATCAAAGACGAGGTAAATGTTAAGATTGAAAACTTAGATCTTGATGTTCGCAAGGCGTTGGTGAAAAAATTCAAGTTTGAAGACCCTACTGCACGGTTTAGACCCAGCTATAAATTGGGTCGATGGGATGGCAGTATCAGTTTCTTTGGTCTTGGCGGTACTACATATCTCAGTATGCTACCTCAGGTATTAGAGTATCTTGAAAATAAAAATTATTACATAGAACTTGAAGATTATAGGATTTCGACTGCCCTGCAATTTGACCAAATTTCTGAGGATTTTTGGGGTGATCAAACATGGCCTGTAGGACATCGATTTGCCGGTGAAAAGATTAGACTACGAGATGACCAGGTTGAAGTAGTTAATATATTTTTACAAAATCCACAGAGCTTGCAAGAAATTGCCACTGGATTTGGTAAGACTATTATCACTGCTACACTGGCAAAAATCTGTGAAAAATACGGTCGTACAATAACCATTGTTCCTAACAAAAGTTTAGTTGAACAAACAGAGGAAGACTTTATTAATTGTAAATTGGATGTTGGTGTGTACTATGGTGATAGAAAGGATCTAGATAAAACTCATACTATTTGTACCTGGCAAAGTTTGAATATTTTAGACAAAAAATCCAAAGAATTTGATGTTGATCCCGAAATGCTTACTTTAGCAGAATTGCTAGATGGTGTACAATGTGTTATGGTTGACGAGGTACATATGGCCAAGGCCGAAGTACTTAAAAAGCTGTTAACTCACAATCTATCAGGCGCACCCATTCGATGGGGATTAACAGGAACTATACCAAAAGCAGACCACGAATTTCAAGCATTACGTGCTAGTCTTGGCGAAGTTGTTCATAGGGTTAAAGCACATGAATTACAAGAGGCAGGTGTACTAAGTAACTGTCATGTGAACATTGTACAGACTGCTGAGTGGAAAGAATTTGGTAGCTATGCAGAAGAGTTGAAGTATCTAGTCACTGACGATTCTAGGATGAATTATATTAGTGACATGATTAAAGGCATTGCTGAGACTGGTAACACATTGGTATTGGTTAATAGAATTGATTCAGGTAAGGCACTAGTTGAGAAAAATCCAGCCGCAGTATTTGTATCAGGCGAAGTAAAAACCAAAGATCGGAAAGAAGAGTATGACGAGATTAAAACATCTACTAACAAGATTATTGTGGCGACTTACGGTGTGGCCGCTGTGGGTATTAATATCCCTAGGATTTTTAATCTGGTTCTTCTGGAGCCCGGAAAGAGCTTTGTCCGCGTTATACAATCGATTGGACGAGGTATTCGGAAAGCAGATGATAAAGACTTCGTCCAGATCTGGGACCTAACAGCCAGTACAAAATACGCAAAGAGGCATCTTACAGAACGCAAGAAGTTTTATAAAGATGCCCACTATCCGTTTAACATTGAGAAAGTAAAATACTAATAATGCAAATATTAACCTTAGAAAACAAAACATTCTATTTGAATGATTTACCCGAGGAGGTAGATGAAGATTTGAGATTTAGTGTTTTAGATAACAGTGACAATTCAAATCCAGACTACTTTTTTATTCCGCTGATCTTTTTAGAAAGTTTCACTGGCCCAGCCGCAGTACTTAAAGTTGGACCATACGAACTCACTATGCCATTAGATTGGTGTACTATTGTTGGAGATCCAGAAGGTCCTGAGATGGAGGTGCTACCTCTTACAAGTTTAAACGATCGTGGATTTAGAACCTTTTGTTTTAACCCTATTTCAGGATTTAGACCAGAATTTCATGACATTGATATTATTGACATCTATCAAGATGTTAAATGGTATTTTCCTAAAATGAAACCAGGTCAACTATTGTGTACTCCGCTGGCACCCGGAGATAAACCTATGTGTGCTTACTTTGTCAAAGAAGTTAGTCGTCAAAGTGAAATTGTAGATTACACCAAATGTTGGTAAGGAGAAAATTATGGGACAATTAAAACAAGGCGCAACTTATATATACGAACATGCAGACGGTATTACCTATGCCAGAGAATCAGGGTCCGATCCTAGTACTAGAAAAGTAATTGGCATGACTTTAGAGAAAAAATCTATGATTGACCAGATTAAAGAAGATAAGTTATGGGGCAATATAAGAAGAGCCTCAGAGACAAATCCTGCCTTGCAAAAAGCATTGGAACAGTGTATAATAATATATCATCTTAGTAAAAATTTACAAAAGGAAACTGTAGATTGGCATCCGGTATAAAGTTCTACGGAACAATGGCGCGAGAAGTAATGCGTATTGAGTCTAATGGCAACGTAGGAATTGGAATTGGAAGTAGTTCTGATAGTATTCGTATTGAAGAATATGTCGAATGGATGGATATTCTTAAAGTTGCAGAAACTAATCCTGCTGTAAAAATATCACTAGATAGATTGATGACTGTATATTATTTGAGTAAAGAACATGGCAACAGCAAAACTTGATATCCAACGAGAACTGCGAGCAGTAGATCAAAAGAACTACAATTTCTACAGCAATCTCACTGATGAAGAACGTAAAGCATTCAGTCCGTATATCTTAATGCGATATACAGCCAGTGTACAACTGCCTGATCGAGATATACAAGAATGGTATGTAGAAATGACCAATGAAATGGTTAATAAAAATCATTGGGACCTTAGCAAGGATCACAAAGAACTATTGTGGAAATTGTTTGCCGCAACCGGCACAGGAGTTAATTGCTATCATCCATATCTTGCCGCAGGCAAAAAAACAAAAGCCAATAAAATTGAAAAGTTGTTAGCGGAATTACATCCTACATACAAACTTGAAGATATTAAATTATTAGCGAGTTTGATGTCAGCCAAAGATAAAACTGATTTATTTGACAACATGGGCTTTGATAAAAAGCAACGAAAGGATTATGAATGAACTGGTTTAAACCTTTACGAGATGATCTAATGGTACAACAGCAGATCTCAAATAGTTGGGAACACATGGTGGGCGTTATTATGCTGAATCAAACTGGACGCAAACCTGTCAAGACCACACTGCCCGAATTTCTATATTGGTTTCCGACCCCACATGCATTGATCAATGCCGATGAAGAGTTTGTTAAAAGCATTATCAAACCCCTAGGTATGACCAATGTTAGATACAAACGGTTAGTTGGCATGAGTTATGACTACTTGACCTGGGACGGCATTGATGCTACAGTGTTATATGGTATCGGTAAGTATGGTAGCGATAGTTATGAAATATTTTTCAAACAGAACTACTCAGTGCAGCCGCTGGATAAAGAATTGAAAAGATATTTGGATGAAGAAATAGGATGATAGCATTGGTTAGTCAACCATATAATTGTGTTCATTGTAAAAAGAGTTTTATGCAGGAAAAAACTCTTGTAGCTCACATGTGTGAAAGAAAAAGACGAGCACTACAGAAAGATGAAAAAAGAGTACAAGCAGGCTTTATGGCCTTTAATCGTTTTTGGCAACTAGCACAAGGTGGTAAGAAATTAAAAACCTATGATGAATTCTGCGACACATCATATTACAATGCCTTTGTAAAATTTGGCAGTTTTATTAATAATGTTAATCCGTTGTATCCAACTAAGTTTGTAGACTTTGTAATTAAAAGCGGCGTTAAATTAGACCACTGGTGCAGAGATGAATTGTATGAACAATATCTATTTGAGATGTTAAAACTCGAACCTGTTGAATCAGCAGTACAAAGAAGTTTACAAACAATGATGGAGTGGGGTGATGAGCATAATGCGAATTTTGCACATTACTTTAATTATGTAAGTCTTAATAAATCTGTACACGATATTCTTAATGGCAAGATAAGTTGTTGGGTCTTACTTAATTCTGTAACTGGAAAAGACATGGTAAGTAAAATGAATGACGAGCAGTTAGCAATGATTGCTCCAGCATTTGATATTAAATTTTGGGTTAAGAAATTTAGAGAATTTCCAGCAGACGTGGCACTAGTACAAGAAGTGCTAGCTGAAACAGGAATACAATGAGTATGGAAAATGTAAAAAGTTTTTGTGAGCAACATCAAATCCGAGTGCTCGATACAAACAAACGGGCACACCGTTATCGTAGAGTCAATATGTCCTACTTTAGGGACCCTACGGATTTTAATAAAGTCTCACTTGTTGACATTGTAAATGACACTGAACCTTTATACACTGTGGAGATTACTGAAAGTGAATTAGAAAAAATTGCGGATTTTGAATCCGAAGTTTTTAATAATATGAAGAAGCAAGGCCATTACAGAATGTTTGAAATGATTATGGAACAAAAAGAACAAGAGAAATACTTGTCTAATAAATATCCTGCTGTAAAAAAAGCCTATGAGCATTACAGTCTTATGTTAAAACTAGCAGAAAGCGGCGAATTATGAAAATACCAAAGAATGGCAGTAGGTGGCAAGGAAATGATAGAGACACATTTCATATTTTAAGCACAATTGAATTAGAAGGTAAAACCTGGGTTCATTATATTAAAGAAACTACTACACAAGATCCTAGAGAATTTAGTTGCTACTTAGAAAGTTTTTTAGAAAGATTTAGAGAGTTACCAGCATGACAAGATTAGACGGCTTTGTAAAAAAAGGTTGGGGTTCTGAAAACATTTGGGCAACCAACGACAAGTACTGCGGAAAACTAATGCAATTTAATACGGGTGCAAAATTTAGTATGCATTTTCATCATACCAAAGAAGAAACTTGGTATGTGCTAGACGGACAATTTTTTGTTAAATGGATTGATACTAAAACTGCTGAGGAATATACTACCTATCTTAAAGCAGGTGACGTATGGCATAATGAACCATGCAAGCCACATCAACTAATATGTCAAACCGCAGGTACTATCATTGAAGTTAGTACTCCTGACAGTGTAGAAGACAATTATCGTGTTGCCAAAGGCGATAGTCAAAAATGAAAATATTAATTACAGGCCATCGCGGATTCATAGGCCGACATATGGTCAATGCATTAAAAGATGATCACGACTTGTCCTATTATGATTGGGGTAATGAGCCACCTGAAATGGAAGGGCTAGATTGGGTAATACATCTTGGTGCTATTGCAGATACTACAGAAACAGATGTTGAAAAAATCATGAAACAAAATCATGATTTTAGTTGTATCATGCTCATGGCCTGCCAAATGCATAATGTAAATCTACAATATGCCAGTTCGGCCAGCGTCTACGGAATGAATACTGATTTTAGAGAAGATGCACCAAAGAGTCCAGCTAATGCCTATGCATGGAGCAAGTATTTGTTTGATCGTCATGTAACTTCTCAAAAATTTAATGGTATCCGTGTACAAGGATTTAGATACTTTAATGTATATGGACCTTACGAAGATCACAAAGGCAATCAAGCCAGTCCATATTACAAATTTGAAAAGCAGGCTAAAGAAACAGGAGTTATTAAACTATTTGAAAATTCCGATCAGTACAAACGAGATTTTGTGCCTGTTGAAACAGTAGTCAGTGTTCATAAAAGATTCTTTGATGTGCCTGAGAGTGGTATTTGGAATGTGGGTACTGGAATACCAACTTCTTTTGAAAGCGTGGCAAGAGCAGTAGCAGAAAAGTATAATGCTAGAATTGAATATGTTCCAATGCCAGACGATGTTAAAAAACATTATCAGGCCTATACCTGTGCAGACTTAACTAAATTAAGAAAGTATTATTTTATATGAAAGTCATAGTCAACGGAACCTTTGATATATTGCATCGAGGTCATATTGAAATGTTGGAATATGCAAAAAGCCTCGGCAATCATTTAGTAGTTTGTATAGATACCGACACTAGGGTTAAACAACTCAAAGGACCAGATCGTCCTATCAACAATCAATTTGATAGATCATTTATGCTTAATGCATTAAAATGTGTTGATACAGTTTGGACATTTGCCGACGAGGCAGAACTAGAATATATCTTAGAAACTTACAAACCTGACATTATGGTCAAAGGCAGCGACTATCGAGGTAAGCCAATTGTAGGTGAACACTTAATCAAAGAAATGAAATTTTATGACATTGACTCAGAATACTCAACAACAAACATCATACAACGTATTACTGATAGGTGATAGTTGTACTGATATATATAATATAGGCATAGTAGATAGACTGAGTCCAGAGGCACCTGTGCCCGTTGTTAAAATTGTAGAAACATTTTCATTACCTGGTATGAGTGCAAATGTATATCGTAATTTAGTAAGCCTAAATATTGAAGCAGATTTTGTACATAATGAAACATCTATTACTAAAACTAGATTTATAGACAAACGTTCAGGTCAGCATTTACTTAGAGTAGATGATGAAGAAAATGTAGTACCTTGGTCAGGAAGAACACCACAACCATTAGATGCATATGATGTTATTATTGTATCAGACTACAACAAAGGTTTTTTAACATCTAAAGGCATTTTAGAAATTATTGAAAATTCTAAATGTCCAATTTTTATTGATACAAAAAAAACACAGCTAGGTATCTTTGATTCTCAAAGAGTGTATTTTAAAATAAATGAAACTGAATATAAAAATACTCGAAGCCAACCTAAAAATTTAATTGTCACACTAGGAGCCAATGGGGCAGAATATGATGGTATAAGATATCCTACCAAAAAAGTAGAAGTTATGGATGTATGTGGATGCGGCGACACTTTTCTAGCCGCATTAGTTACCCAATATCTCTTTACAAAAGACATAGAAAAAGCTATACTGTTTGCTAATGTAGCCGCAGGCATTACCGTTCAACATCGCGGAAACTACGCACCATCATACGACGAGATTAGAAATGCCGGATATTGATATTGACTTTGCTGATAGAAAAAAAGTATTGGAGGTTATCCAACACATACCTGCGGCAATCAAAGAAAACCATACTTTTAAAAAGCACAATACTGGCATATATTGTCATTCTATGCCCTACAATCCTATAACTAATCTAGCAAGTTTTGACTACAAGGAAGCTGAGGATCGAGGTTATTTCAAGATTGATTTTTTAAATGTTAACATTTATAATGGTGTAAGAGACGAAGCTCATCTTAAACAACTAATGGAGACTGAACCGCTATGGGATCTTTTAGAGCAGGACGATTTCAACAGTCTATTATTTCACGTCAACGGGAATGGTGGTTTATTACGTCAAACAAAGCCAAAGAGCATAGAGCAACTGGCAGCGGTGCTAGCGATGATTCGGCCAGCGAAGAGACATCTAAGGGACAAGACTTGGAACGAGATAATGTTGGAAGTTTGGACGAAACCAACGAACGATGACTACTATTTCAAGAAAGCCCATGCAATAGCTTATGCAATGGCCATTGTGGTACAAATGAATTTAATTTGTGAACAGATTAGTTACGGGTACTCTTAACTGACCGAACTAATTGTATTGATTTGCGTTTGATACGTTTTTCTGCAATTTCACTGAGATTTACTATGGGGCCAAAAATTAATTCTGCATCTTTAGAGTTGAATGTTTTAATAAAGGGCCTAAATATCTGCATTTCTTTTTTGAGAAATATATTAATTGGAATCTTACGATTTGATTCCCACCACCATATTTCCCCCATTTCTAAAAATACTTGGCGCTGAGCCTCGCCTACTATCATTGATAAATCGTAGATGCTGGCTACATAATCGTCAAAATTAATAACGATGCCTACGTATTCCTTATCATTGGATTTAACACAGGAAATAAACGGAAAATTTTCTTGAAACTGATCTCTCATTGATTTAAAATAAATACTCTTATGCAAAATTTACCAATCTATTTATACCCAAACTCTCTTGACGTTATATTAGATTTGGACGCAAACATTAGGGGAGTTAACCAAGTTATGTATCAACGAGACTTGAAAGTACAAAAAGGGATTAAGAACCAAATTCGAGTCCAATTTAAAAATAGCGATCAAAAAAGAATTTCTATTTCTACTGCATCGACATTTGTTTTTAGTATGTTTGATATAATAGATCAGCGTTTGATTTTAGAAAAACAACTTGAAATTCTAAGCGAAACTACCAGTACCAAAGGCATTGGGCTATTAACACTCAGCGAAAGCGATACTATAGACTTAGATAGAACTAGTTATCAATATAGTGTAAAAAAATTAGACACAGATGGTACATATACTCCTGCTTATTCAAATACCTATTATGGAATGGCGGGTACCTTGCACCTAAGTAATGATGTAAATCCAGTGCTCAAAGACAGCGTAACAGTGACCACGTTCAATCCAACATATAACCCTGATATTCAACTATATGAATTTTTCAGTGGTAACTTATATGCAAATCCAGAATTTAATGGAAACAGCGCATTACACACTGTGGCCATTTACACTACAGCATTTAAAGGTTCAATATACATTGAGGGTACTTTGGAAAACAGTCCTGTAAATTTTGGAGTAATTACCAGCAAAGATTATACAGGATATTCGGGAGTATCATATCTTAATTTTACAGGTGTGTACTCATATATCCGTATTAGACATATTCCAACCAAAGGTCCTATCGATGCAGACAACAGAAATACTGCTTACTCCGGAACACTTGACAAAATCCTCTACAGAAGTTAAACTGTACATGTGAATGATATACAATCTGCATTACTAGCATTACTACCTCCAAAAAGAAAACTAACATCTGGTGGTTGGACAAGTTTCAACGCACCATGTTGTTCTCATCGAGGTGAACGTCAAGATGACAGGCTTCGTGGCGGCGTCAAAGTAGAAAATGATGGATTTGTTTATCACTGTTTCAATTGCGGATTTGCCGCAGGTTGGACTCCGGGCAAGCTGTTAAGTAAAAACACCAAAAACTTATTCCAATGGATTGGGATGAGTGAGCTAGATATAGGAAAACTTAATCTAGCCACTATGAAGATCAAAGATGATCAGCCAGTACTCAAGAAAGCATTCAATCTTACCCTATTAGAAAAACCTTTGCCCGAAGGCACTATGTCTGTAATGGAATGGATCAATACAGGATACTTGCCCGATGTTGCAGAAGACATTGGTAAGATAGTAGAGTACATCATAGGCCGGGGGATGAGTCTTGATTGGTATAACTGGATGTGGAGCCCTGCCCCAGGCTATGTAGATAGGGTATTGATACCTTTTTACCAAGACGGTAAGGTAGTCGGCTATACCGGACGTAAGATTACAGAAGGTAAGCCAAAGTATCTCACTGATAGCCAAAGCGGATATGTGTTTAATATAGATGCACAAGACTACAATAGAAAGTTTGTTATTGTGGTGGAAGGCCAGTTTGATGCTATTGCTGTGGATGGAGTTGGTATCATGACCAATGAACCCAACGAGGCGCAGGTTGCTAGGATAAATGCTTTGGCCAAAGAAGTAATTGTTGTACCGGATAGAGATCGTCCAGGTTCTAAATTATTAAAGTTTGCCATAGATAATGGTTGGGGCGCTAGTTTACCTCCCTGGGGCGACGATGTCAAAGATGTAGCAGATGCTGTGAAAAAATATGGTAGGATCTATACCTTATTCACAATTCTACACTATCGAGAAACAAACGAGATAAAAATACAACTGCTGAAGAAAAAATTAGAAACATATGAATAAACCAAACTATAATTACGATATACAAAAATTGTATCTAGAAATGTTTATGAGCGATGCAGAAACATTTGCTCGTTGCCAGAATATTTTTGATCCAGAAAACTTTGATCAACGACTAAGGAACACTGCGGAGTTTATTAACAAGTATGTTGACGATTATAAGGTAATGCCCGAAGCAAGTATTGTCAATGCCAGCGTGGGTTCTGATTTAAATCCTGTGCAATTGCCCAAGGAAAACTATGACTGGTTGATGACAGAGTTTGAGCAGTTTAGTCGGCACAAAGGACTGGAGCGAGCTATTCTATCCAGCGCCGATTTATTGGAAAAGGGTGACTACGGTCCTGTGGAAAAGTTGATCAAAGATGCTATCCAGATCAGTTTGAACAAAGACATGGGCACTGATTACTTTGAAGATCCTAGAGGTCGTCTTACAAAACTAAAGGATGGTAATGGACAGATTAGTACAGGATGGCCTAGCATTGATAAGAAACTTTACGGAGGTTTCAATCGAGGAGAGCTTAATATTTTTTGTGCTGGTTCTGGCGGTGGTAAAAGTTTGTTCTTGGCTAATCTTGGCGTTAACTGGGCATTGCAAGGACTGAATGTATTGTATCTTACATTTGAATTAGCAGAAGGTCTAGTAAGTATGCGTTTAGATTCTATGACCACAGGTATTAGCACTAGAGAAATCTTTAAGAGCATTGATGATGTTGAACTAAAGGTTAAAATGATTGGAAAGAAGTCGGGCAGTATTCAAGTTAAGTATATGCCAAGTGGCAAGAACTGCAACGACATCCGTGCTTACTTAAAAGAATATCAGGTCAAGAAAGGATACAGACCAGATGTTATCTTAATTGACTATTTGGACTTGATGATGCCGTTGAGTGTTAAAGTTAGTCCCAGTGATTTGTTTGTCAAGGACAAATATGTGTCAGAAGAGATTCGTAACTTGGCCATGGAAACACAGTGTATCACAGTTACAGCCAGTCAGTTGAATCGTAGTGCTGTTGAAGAGATTGAGTTTGATCACAGTCACATCTCGGGTGGATTGTCAAAGATTATGACAGCAGATAATGTTATCGGTATCTTTACTAGTAGGGCAATGAAGGAACGTGGACGTTATCAAATCCAGTTTATGAAGACACGTTCAAGTAGTGGCGTTGGACAGAAAGTTGACCTAGAGTTTAACATGGAAACTCTGCGTATCACTGACCTAGGTGAAGATGAGCAGGAAAGTAGCTTTAGTCAACAAAAGCAGGCCAATGGTGGTCAAAGTAGCGTATATGCAGGATTGAAACGGACCAGCACAGTGAGCACTACTACAGATCCAGAGACAGGTGAAATTACTCCAATTGATCCTACAAAAGGGTCAAGCATTGGTAAGCCTAATCACAATAAAGGTGTATCGGATATTAGAAATATCCTAGCAACTATGAATTCTGAACGAGATTAGAACCAGCTAGAAACTTGTAGGCGACCACTTTCGGATATGATATTGTGCCATTGATCAATATCATCGCGGTCAAATAACATATCAATATCTGCAGGAATAAACGTCCAACTATGATTGATGGTCCAAGGATCTTCTGCTTTGATCTCCCCTAGCAAATGCCCGGGTTGCCAACTTGTATATCCAGCTACTACCCTAAAACATTCAGGGCCTTGACTTTCTGATATAGCGGCCAGCACACTGATATCGTTGCTAACACCTATTTGATCTGTGACTTTAACAGTGCTGGGGCTATACCAATCTAAGGTGTGTATAACATGTATTCGGTTAGCATGTTCCGGACCTCCATGATACAGTGGATAATCTCGTGGACAGGGTAAACCAACATTTCTCATCACAGTTTCAAATGTAACATCATTGGT